GGTTGATCATTCTAATACAGAAGTATTGACAATAGTTAAAAAATATTTTACAATAGACACAATTGATTATACAAGAGATCCAAATAATCCAATTGACGATCATTTTATAGCAACTTTGAGTCCGAGGAGATAACATGTTAAAGCCAGTTTACGAAGATGCTGACGATTTTTCTTGTAGAGACCTTTATCTGCATTCCACTAGTGCTCCCTCTGGATATAAAATTTGGGCAGCTTGTCATGAGATAGCCCATCTATTAATTGATAAAAATATTTCATATGGTGACTCAGCATTGGCACCCAACAGAATATTTGCACAATCTGATAATGTAGAACAGATTAAAGTAAGAATTGATGATAAACTAAATAGAGTTAAAAATAATCAAGGTTTTGCAGGAGACAATGATATTGATGATTTGATTGGTTATTTAATCTTACTTAAAATTGCTGTTGACAAAAACAGGTCTGAAGGAGTATAATTAACTATGCCTATATATGAATATGCTTGCATAGAATGTGATCAAAAAATGGAAGTGACTAGGGGTTTTAATGACTCAGATACTATCCCGCCATGTTCTTCTTGCGGTTATAGAATGATTAGGGTTTATGCCCCAGTAGGAATTCAATTTAAGGGATCAGGGTTTTATAAAACAGATAATGGATAATCAATTAGAGGTTGCGGGTCAATTTGATCAAATGAATAAAGTAGTTGAAGAATTGCTTAAGGGTAATTCTCCAGCACAAATAGTGCGTTCTTTGGGGCTAACTCGTGTTCAAGTTGATAACTATATTGATGCTTGGAAAGGTTTTGTTCATGATAACACAGCTATTCGTGAACGTGCAAAAGAAGCATTAGCTGGTGCTGATGAACATTATTCAATGTTAATTAAAGAAGCTTGGAGCGTAGTAGAAGAAGCAGGTGTTGCTCAAGAATTAAATACTAAAAACGCTGCTTTAAAATTAATTGCTGATATTGAGGCAAAACGTATTGATATGTTAAATAAAGCGGGAGTGCTAGAAGATAATTCTATGGCTGATCAGATATTAGAATCAGAGAGAAAGCAAGACATACTTGTTAACATATTAAAAGAAGTAACAACAAACTGTGAGCATTGTAAGTGGGAAGTTGCAAAAAGATTATCAGAAGTAACTGGTCAAGTTGAGGCAGTAGTTATAAATGACTGATTTTAGTGCATTTTTAGATGCATTACAAGGTGATGAATTTTTAGAAAAGCCAGTAACAATTGAAGAATTTGTAACAAGTAAAGATTATCTTGGGCTACCACCCTTATCAGAACTGCAATATCAGTCTATTAAAGCATCAACTCAAATTTATAAAAAACAAACTCTTATTAATCTTTATGGCGAAGAAGAAGGCTTAAAAATATTTAAGCAAACATGTAATGAAGTAATCTTGCAGCTTGGAAAAGGTTCTGGAAAAGACTATACATCTACAATTGCTTGTGCATATGTTGTACATTTACTTTTATGCTTATCAGATCCAGCTGTTTATTATGGCAAACCACCAGGCGATGCTATTGATATTATTAACATTGCTATTAACGCTGTGCAGGCAAATCGAGTATTCTTCAAAGGCTTTAATCAACGCATTGAAAAATCCCCTTGGTTTCAAGGCAAATACTTAGCCAAAGCAAACAGCATTGAGTTTGATAAAGAAATTACAGTTCACTCAGGCCACTCACAAAGAGAGTCTTGGGAAGGATATAACGTATTAATCGTTATCCTTGATGAGATTTCAGGCTTTGACCTAGATTCAACTTCAGGAAATGAGCAGGCAAAAACAGCTTCAGCAATTTACAAGATGTATCGTGCATCAGTAAACTCACGCTTTCCAGATTTTGGAAAATTAATTTTGCTTTCGTTCCCAAGATTTAAAAACGATTATATTCAGCAAAGGTATGAAGAAGTTGTTGCAGAAAAAGAAGTTATAATAAAATCGCATAACTTTAAAGTTGATCCAGAACTACCAGATGGTACTGAAGGCAATGAATTTTCAATGGAGTGGGAAGAAGACCATATTGTTTCTTACAAGATCCCAAGAGTTTTTGCATTAAAAAGACCAACGTGGGATGTAAATCCTACAAGAAAAATTGAAGATTTTACTATTGACTTTTATACTGATCCTCTTGATGCATTGTCACGTTTTGCATGTATGCCACCAGACGCAGTTGACGCATTCTTTAGATCAAAAGTATTAATAGAAAAAGCTTTCTCTAGCCCAAGATTGGGTGTTGATAAAGATGGAAGATTTGATGACTATTTTACTCCAAAAGAAGATACAAATTACTTTATCCATGTTGACTTAGCTCAAAAACATGACCACTGTGCTGTTGCACTTTCTCATGTTGATGGGTGGGTTACAATGAAAATCGGTGAAAACTACAAAGAAGCAGCCCCTAAAATTGTTGTTGATGCGGTAAGATTCTGGACTCCAACAAAAGATAAGTCTGTTGATTTTGAGGAAGTTAAAGATTATATAATTAGTTTAAAACAAAAAGGCTTTAATTTAAAGATGGTTACATTTGACCGTTGGAATTCTCATGACATGATGCAACAGCTTAAAGCTTACGGGATTAATTGTGAAACTTTATCTGTGGCAAAAAAACATTATGAAGATATGTCTTTATGCATTACTGAGGAAAGAGTATATGGGCCAAAAATACAGTTGCTAATAGATGAGCTACTACAGTTACGTATTGTAAAAGACAAGGTAGACCACCCACGAAAAGGCTCTAAAGACCTTTCTGACGCAGTTTGTGGGGCAATATATAATGCTACTGCACTCACCCCAAGAGATCTTAACCAAGAGGTTCAACTTTATACTTATGGAACTGTTTTTCAAACAGAGATTGAAAAATTACGTGAAGAGTCTGATGCAAGGCTTAAATCTAATAATACAATTAAACTTCCAGAAGCTAGGGAAATGCCTGCTAATTTGCGTGATTTCATGGGAATTAATGATGATGAAGATGCAATGCCTGTTGACAGTATGCGAATACTCTGATAGACTACAAACATGATAGCAAACGGAACAATGAAAACAATTACAGATGAAGAAGACATCTATATATCTTTAACTCAGCTTTGTGATTATTTTACACAATCATCAATTAATATGAAAAAAGAAATTGCTAATGTGCCTGATGAAACCAAAGATTATGCCAGGGGTTTACTGGACATGATGTTTACAATTTCTCAAGAAATAATTGAGTTGGGTAAATTTGAAGCACAACGCAGAATGATTAATAATCCTCAAGATTTGTTGGATATGATTGACAACAAACCATTTGGTGATATAAAATAAAACCATTGGGGATTAGCTCAGTTGGCAGAGCGGGAAACTGTTAATTTCTAGGTCGCAAGTTCGAGTCTTGCATCCCCAGCAGATGAATTACTAAACAAACTACCATTGGAGTATAATGATGTTAATGACTGATGAACAAGTGTTAGAAGAAGAAACTTATGTTCTAGGGCCACAGGATCGCTGTGATTCATGCTATGCAGAAGCTTTAGTATTAGTTAAAGGCGTTTCGGGGGATCTAATGTTTTGCGGACATCATTATAATAAGCATGAAGAAAAGCTTAAATATTATGCTTTTGAAATCATTGATGAAAGAAGCAAGTTAATACAAAATAAACTTATAGGATCTGAAAACTAATTAGTTTTGGTCCAATAGCTTAATCTGGTTAAAGCATTAGTCTTATATACTAACGACTGTAGGTTCAAATCCTACTTGGACTACGGAGCAGTAGCTTAGTTGGTTAAAGCCCCGAACTCATAATTCGGTAATCGTCAGTTCAAGTCTGACCTGCTCCACTTTAGGTGTATAATATAAGTAGGTTATACACGGCACACCTTGGGATGTTATAGTTACATATAATGTACACCCGACGTAAGAGTTGTGGTGAGACAGGGCAGCCATTAGTGCTGGAATCCGTGTATAACCATTAAAAAAGAAAGTGATTTTTATGAAAAAATATTGGTTTGAAAGATTTGAAGATCGCAGCTCTGATTATTTAAAAGATCTTTCTAAATTTTTAATGGACAGCGGGTATGATGGCATCATGCTACCATATCACACGCATTATTCAGATCAATTTATAAAGGTTGCTAGATTTATTGGTCAAGAAGATTTTGATTACATTTTTGCATTAAGAACGCATACATCATCTCCTCAATATTTAAGAAAAGTTTGTGAATCTATTTATGAAATTTCAAATAAAAAAATAGGAATTAATGTAATTTCTGGTCATATTTATGATCATGAAAAAATTCAAGGTGAAACAATTAATGAAATAAATGATTTTTCAGATAAAGATTCAAGAAGAAAGAACATGATTGATTTTGTAGAAAGCTTTCATACACTTTATTCTAAAAAAGTATTCATGCCAAAACTTTACATTTCAGGTACACATCCAGAAACTATAGAAGCCGCAAAAAAATATTGTGATGCATTTATTATGGCAAGAACAATGCCTTATAATAAAAATATTGATTTAAAAAGAATTGTAATGGTTCAAGTTTTGATTAGAGACTCAAAAGAAGAATGTAAAAAGTTTATTGAATCAAAAGGTATTGATGTGCTTTCAGATCTTATTTATGGGTCTAAAGAGGATGTACTAAAATATTTTGATGAATTAAAAAAAGATAATAGTGTAGATGCAGTGCTTATTGATCAGGTGTGGTCAGATGATCAATTACACAGAGTTCATGAAATAGCAAAACTTATATAATTAATGCGGTATAATTAAGTTGTTAAGAAAGTAGGAAAAATGCCATACGAAACAGATGTTACTATAGAAACTATAAAAGCTGCAGGATTTGAATGTAACAAGCTTGATCCTTTTGTTTATTTAATTAAAGATTTTATTACAGAAGAAGAGTGTCAAGAGTTGTTAAGTATAGCTGAAAATGCTACTCAAGAAGACTGGCTAGAAAATTATTTAGAAGGTATTAAAGATAGAATAGAAGCACGTCACGGCACTAGAGACTTAGAAGAAACAAAAACAGAAGTTACGTATGATTGGCAAGATAAAGTTATTAAAGTAACAGAAAACAAAACTGCAAGAAGTTTGCAAGATAGGCTCTTTCCAATTTTTAACAAAGATGCAGGACTTTATGTTAGATCTTTTGGCATTATTCAAAGACAATATGAGGGTGCTGAGTTAAGAGGTCATTATGATCAATATGTGGATATAAGAATGAAGTGGGCTGCAGTTCTTTATATTAATGAAGATTATGTAGATGGAGAGTTTTATTTTAGAGATAAGGGCATAGAGATTAAGCCACCAAGAAAGAGCTTGCTTCTATTCCCCGCCACAGAAGAATACTGGCACGGTGTAAAAAGGGTGGGTAAGGGGCCAGTTAGATATGCAGTCCCAGCATTTATTTGGGATGATCCGCATGCTTTTTAATGGGTGGTATAATTAGTATATGCCATATAATATTGAACAAGAAGGTAGCAAGTACAAAGTTGTAGTAACTTCAACGGGTAAAGTCGTTGGAACACATTCATCAAAATCAGAAGCACAAGCACAATTAAGTGCACTTTACGCAAATGTAAAAGATGTTAAAAAATGTATGACTTGTGGATGCGATGATTTGGGTAATGATCATCATTATGTATCAGATACTGAAAAGTGTAATTCTTGTATTGATAAAGGACAAGGCCCATGTTGGGATGGATATCAGTATGCAGGCACTAAAGAACAAGATGGAAAGACAGTTCCTAATTGTATCCCCGTCAAAAAATCCGACGGCTATCAGCCAAACGCAGGTATGAAAGCTGCAGCACGTAAAGCTTTGAAGTGGAAAGAAGATGGAAAAGCAAACGGTGCTGGTACTGCTGTAGGTTGGGGACGTGCAAGTGATATAGTTGCAGGAAGATCAATGTCTCTTGATACAGTAAAAAGAATGTATTCTTTCTTCTCTCGTCATGAAGTTGACAAAAAGGGTAAAGATTGGGATAAACCATCACACGGAAATGTCATGTGGCATGCTTGGGGCGGAGATGCAGGATTTGCTTGGTCTCGTGCAATTGTTGCAAAAGAAAATAAAATTGCAAAAGAAATTTGGAACGGTGCGTTTTCACCAATTCAAAAAAATAAATAAATGTCATTTCAAAAAGAATCCGCAGGTGCGGGACGCATAAGCGGTGGTGTAGGATTTAAACTTGAATATAATGTCCCTGATTGTCAAGGCGGTTATGCTATTACAAAAGCGGGAACTGGACAAGTAATTGGTTGTTATACAACTAAAGAACATGCAGAAGAAGCTATGAAAGCAATTGCTGTAAATGAGCCTGTAGTTAAAGGTGATCAAACAAAACAAGATGAACAAGAAGGTATTGGTTCACTTACATTTTGGAATGGTTCTTTTGCACCAGTAGTGGGTTCAATAATGCAGGATATGAGATACAACTCAACATACAATAGCCCACCACAGAAAGATGGCAATCCATCAGCGGGGTACGGAAACCGATCAGACAAAAACGGTAGATCTAATTCATAGTTTGTGATATAATATTTGTACAGGTAGCCTTTGGGAACCTGAATCTAACAAACTCGCTGAAAAGGAGCAAGTATAATGACAAACTTAAAATACACAACAAATCCATTTGCACAAATTCAAACTATTTTTAATGACCCATTTTTTTTGGGATTTGGTGATCAATTTGTAAGATGGGAAACAAATAAGAAAACAACCTCTTCATTCCCTCCATATAATGTAAAAAAGATTGATGAAGACAATTTTACAATTGAACTTGCGGTTGCAGGTTATGACCGTGATGAGTTAGAAATCAATGTTGAAAAAGACACACTAACAATCAAGAGCGATAAGGAAAATGACGATAAGTCAGAATTTATGCATCGTGGCATTGCTGGTCGCAACTTTACACAACACTTTACATTAGGGGAATACATGAATGTCAAATCTGCTTCACTTGAGAACGGAATGCTCATAATTAAAATTGAGCGTGAACTTCCAGAGGAAGCAAAGCCTAAGACAATTAAAATCAA